TTACCTTCCGTGCAACACCCATGAAACCCGGGGACCTCGTGCGGCTCAGATCGGACATCGACTTCCCGGTGGATCTATACTCGACATGGGGCTCGAACTCCATCATCAACGAAGTCGGAGAAATGTCGTTCAGCGATGTGGGATTAGTGCTTGATTTTATTGATACCCACTGGCGAATTGCAGGCGTACGAATCTCGGTGGGCGGAGTTACAGGATGGACTTACGCGGAATTCTTAGAGGAGATCAAGGAATAAACATGAAGTATCATCATGTAAAACCTTAATGCAAAAAGATAGATTGGATGATAGATGATCACAAAGTCTAAAAAGTTTTGGTTTTCAACCTCGGTGGCTTTCTTGGTCACCACAGGCTTCTTTTCATATCCAAGGGCCCTTCGATGGCAAGTGGAGAAACGCCTTCCCCCAGGCGTCCAGTTTCGGTCGGCTTCTTTAAACCTCTCGGGAGTCGAATTGACGGGAGTCTCTGTCAACAAAGGATGGGTCTCAGGTGAACTAGACAGCGTTACATCAGACTTCGGCGGAAAAAACATCAAGATTACCGGAGGATCTCTTAACGCCTACCTTGACACTCGACTTCGAGGAGAAGAAACAACCTCATCACAAAAGAACATCCAGTTCACCGGTCTCTCTCTAACGGTATCATACCATAACTATGTGGCAGACCTGAAGGATGTTCGATCAGACGGACGCAAGGTTTGCTTCTCTGAAGCAAAATTACGGGTTCCTCAGGTAGAGACAGGGACAGGATGTCTAGACAGAGAATCGAACACCATCATTGTCAAGAAAGTGTCGGCAAGGATGTTCACCTCGTGGGGCATCACTATCGAAAACTTGACTGCAAACACCGTCACATACAATAAGAATATTGGAAAGGCCACCGCGGAAGACTTTGCAGCTCAGATAACTTTCAAGAACCAGACATTCCTTGTTGAAGCCAGTGACACGACGGTGACAACGTCACCCATCTCAGCGGAAACAAGAACGATTCGTATCAAACACTCATGGTTGTCGCCCGGATGGGTGACGCTTGAACATGTAAAGCTCAGCGGAGAAAAAACATGGGACGTCATCGCAGCAAACAGCCGTGTCAAGATTGACCCAGAGACGCTGACTGTTTCCGGATCCGAAAGCTGCTCAACATGGATTTCATCACTTCCACACGAGATCAAGATACCTCTCTTAGATACGATCAAGATGTCTGGATCGACCAGTTTCTCGATTGGATTCCACCCGAAACCCAGCTTCGTCCTCAAGTCAGACTGCAGAGCGACATGCAACTCTGTACCAAACCTACGGAAACCTTTCACGTACTCGACATACACGCCGACAGGCGAAAGGACCCAACGAGAGACAGGGCCAGGATCCAAATCATGGGTCTCTCTTGGATACACAGGAGACATGCCTCTCGCCGTGACAACAATGGAAGACCCAGGATTCCAACGCCACAGGGGGTTCATCACTCAGGCATTCTTCAACAGCTTCGTCGATAACATCAAACACAACGGGTTTCTGCGGGGAGGATCGACAATCACAATGCAACTTGCCAAGAACATCTGGCTCAACAGAGAAAAAACGCTCGGCAGAAAAATCCAAGAGTTCTTCCTGGCACAGACCATCGAGTCATGCTATTCGAAGGACGAGATTATGGAACTATACCTCAATGCCATTGAATTTGGTCCTAACTGCTACGGCGTCGAAGCCGGATCACAACACTGGTTCAAACGAGACCCAGGCGAACTGACTCCAGTAGAATCTTTCTGGCTCGCCAGCATCCTTCCACAACCTAGTCGCACAGGACCACCAACAGAACATTCTTTGAACAAAATCAAGTCTCTCATCAAACAGCTCGCCACGAATGATAGGATCCCAGCAGACATGTTGGAATTCATCGATGATGACGTTGGATCGGATCCAGAACAACCCATCAACCCATGATACAACCTACAAAATTCCTCAAAGGAAACCTCGCCGTTGTCGACACTCCTCCATCATACACCCATGACCTACCAGAAATCCTTGCTATATGGAGCGAACCTCCGGCCGCCAAAGGTTCACAAGTCATCGGTCACCTGAATAAGAATGACATAATTTTAATCATCGATATTCATACACAATATTCAAGGATTTTCTCCGCCTCTTGCGGGACGATCGGCTGGGCAAATTCGAAATTCCTAAGAATGGTACAACAATGACGGTAACAATCGGAACATAAATCTTATTTATTGTCAATTATCAAGAAAAAAGATATCTCGGATGGTACGTAATATCAACAATTCATGTGATACCATCATAAAGAATATATGTTGAATCACAACGTCGACAGAATGAACATCGGCGATATGGTGACATGGACAAGTTCCAGAGGTCATGCTTATTTTGTTGGTCCAAAACAATACGGCATTCTGTTAAAAAAGCTTGAACAGTATGAGCGTTGGATCTTCTGTGATGTTTTGGATGAACAAGGAAAGATTAATAGGGTAATGTTATACAAGAAAGATAATTCTTTATGAAGCCGGGGGATATGGTTGCGTTACGACATGATAGGGTTGTAGTCCAGCTCTTGAGTGATTCGTTGGAAAAAAGGACAAATCTAAAAAAGCTTGTTTTTGCTCCTGACGATTCGAAATCTTTTCGAAGAGGACAAACAGCAATTGTTGTTGAAATAAACCAAAAGAACCTTGCAAGAGTAAAAGTTTTTTATGATTCTGGAACCTGGTGGGGGAACATCTCAGATATGTTAGTTATAGGATAAGAAACCACATGAACTGGAACTACGGAGTGATTCGAACGCGCACGTCGTTTGGTGATCTGTACCAGGTCTATGAGGTATACTATGCTAACGATGGTGAGATAACGCCGTGGACAGAAAATCCCATAAATCCATCCGGTGAAACCATTGACGAATTAAAAGAAGAGTTTTCTAGACAACTTTTATCGCTAGAAACAGATGGGTTAAACTACGATCAACTAAAGTGAGATAGACTTGAAAAAGGGTGACCTCGTACATTTTGAGTATTTGACTAATCATCACAATGGAATTGGCTGGGAATTTCATAGAGGAATAGGATTAATCGTAGACTACAAAGCTGAAAATGATTCTTATCGAATTATGACAACTGATGGAAAAATAGTTGAAAGACTTGATATGAAAATTGATTTGGTATCAGGATGATGGAAACTTGTTATTATAATGATATTATTACATTTGGATTTATTAATATATGGATGATAAAAACAAAAAGATTAAATATAAAGTTTATGACATGATGACCGAGTTGTATCAAGATGGAGGTCTTGACAAATACACTGGAGAACCTACATGGAATTCACAAGGTAAATCATGGACCAATATTGGCGAATTACAATCGCATTTTAAAAACCTAGAAGAACGAAGAATTGCAGTTTCTCCTCTTTGGGAAATCATCGAAATGATAGGTATGAAGAAAGAATCACAACGTTACCCTGCGAACGTATTGAGCAAGAAAAATCGAAAACTATGATAGAAAGAGGCATTTTTTATAATACTGTGGACTTAATTCTTTATACCTATCATTAATCAAATGAAGAAATCCAAACTCAAAGTGGTTGAGAATCCTGATGGAACAATCAAAATTAACACCAAACTAAAATGAGTGTTCCTCGCTACGACGTGGCCGAAAGAGGCTGACCAAAAAACTCGTTGAGGATTTTGTGTTATCTGCTATACAGAAACGTTTGCAAATGACGAATAAACCTAGGTGACCTCGTCTCCGTGGTACCACACCATTCAACATTTGGCTCACTTTTTCTTTTATGGAAAGTCCGCAAAATATTTATGGTTAACCTTTGATTTCTTTTTCTTTTCATACAATAATCGAGAAAATTCATTTACGAATGATTTGTTTAATGGTATCTAGTGTAACTTCCACGCTTAATAAATACTAACTAAAACTCTACAAAGTTTTTCATATAGAATTATTCTATATCAGTCGGTAAGAAACAGATTAAAAACTTTAACACTCGGATTAAAAGTTTAAATGAAAATTGATTAAAATTGGTCATAAAATATAAAAAAGGATACCTTGTATATTGCAACGAAAGGAACGAGCTATCAAGAAGGATACCAGATTTTAGGCATATTTCATTCAAAAAATGATGTAATAAAAAGATGCCTAGAACAATCCACCCTTGTGTTAGAAAAAAGGTGGATTGAACAAGAAGAAATTGAAAACCATTGGACAAACGGGTTAACATTATTCGTAAAAGTTATTACGTAAAAAGTGATGTAAACAAATCAAAAACATAGTTTACATTATAAGAGTATCTCGTTTAAGAGTTAAGAAAGTAAAATAAATGAGCCAAGAAGATAGTACCCCACAAGATATATCAGCAGAACAAACAGATCCACGACTCATTTTATGCAGAGTCGTGGACGTCAATCAAGCAATTCAAAGTTCTTTTACAAGATTTATTGAATCAGAAAATAAGTCTCTAGAAGATCTTGCGATGCTTCTAAGAGAAGAGATGTCAAGGATTGAGCTTTTTGTTCCATCGAAGGCACCGACCTCTCAACAGTGAGTTAAGCTAATATACCTTAAATGCAAAAGGCCTCATGAGAGGCCTTTTGTATTATGACATATTTTATGATTTAAAAAGACTCATTAATTGAATATATTCATTTTATGAAAGAAAAGCGTATCAAAGGTTCAGCTATCATACGTCTAGATGTATATAAAATCATTGATGATACAATCTATACAGCAATTCAGTACGGTTACTCGCGGGCTCATAAACATACAGAAACGCCATCGAAAGATCATTTGATCGAAGAGATTCACAGGGCTATCATGAACGATCTTTCTGAAATTTTAAATTTTGACGATGAATAAAAAGTGTAAAAGACCGGTACCTTAGGATAAGGTAATGATATCTGGTGGCAAGGAACAAACCAACAGATAAACGGAACGGTGGTGAAATTAGGTTATACACACTCGTCTCATAAACGAGCGCTTCGGCTTGTGGGTTCAAGTCCCACCCGTTCCACTGAAAGGAACCTTTAGATTAATCTAAAGGTTCCTTTTTTTATTTGTTCTATTTCTCTTTTCCTAAGAACTATTAACTTTTCAGGAAAGTGGGTCCATTTAGCCCGGTCTCGTTCTGTTTCAAATCCTTTGACTTCCACATAAACATTTAAAGTCGGCAAATAAAAATCAGGGTAATAATTTCTAATTCCATTCCACTCGTACGGAAAAGAGGTTAAACACTTCTTAGGATTCAAACCTGATTCTTTTGCCCATTGATAAAATAAGACTTCCCACATTCCTAATAACTTTATTTCGTCGATTATGTAAGTTTTTACTTTTCCCCTATTTGCTCCTAAAAAAGCATCAGGATTCTCTTTTGCTTTTCTTTTCATCACGTCAGATAAGTGTTTTCTTTTTTCTTCTGGCATTTTAGGTGGTAAATTTAAAGCTCTCTTTATCGATCTTTTTTGCTTTTGATCAAATAGTTTTCGCTCTTCTTCAGACATATTAGAAACGTCTAAGTAGGATTCTCTTCCTCTAGGATGCTTATCGCAAAACTTCTTTGATCGTCTAGTCGCTAAAAAAGTTTCATTACATTTTTGACATATTGCTTCAAACTTCTTTTCAAGCTTTTTACCTTTACTCCATCCAGGTTTACCAGCCAGCGTGTCTGATACTTTTTTGTTGATTTCTTTACGAGTATTTTTTGTAGAAAATGATCTGCTACATTTAATCGTACAAAATCTTTTTGGAGAAGAATTTAACTTAATCGTACAAATAAATTGTTGATTACAATTTTCGCAAATTGTTTCCACGCTAATTAACGGTTTTTTAAGCCTTTCTGCAATTTTTATATTTTTTTCTTCTCTGTTCTTTAAAGAAATAAAACGCTGCTTGCAGTCAAATCCGCAAAATCTACCAGACCCATATTTCTCATTTAAAATTTTCTCGCAAACTTCACATAATTTTTCATTCATGGAACTAAATATATTCGAACCTATAAATGTTATGCAAAATTTTTCTTTTGCATGTTATGATGAAGATATCATGATCCGCTTACTCGGAAAGATTCCTAATAAATGTACGGTAGCTTTTTCAGGTGGAGTCGATTCCGTAGCAGTAGTCGACTTTCTATTGAATGGCAGAAAACAAGTCGACCTGGCTTTCTTTCATCACGGCACGAAGACATCGGATGAAGCTCAGTTTTTTACAGAGTGTTTTGCTTCCGAACGAAACCTGAATCTTCACATCGGAAAGATCACTCGAGAAAAGTTGCCTAAAGAATCACGGGAAGAATACTGGAGAAACGAACGGCATAAGTTCTTCGCCACCTTCGACCAGCCTATCATCACTGCACATCACCTAGATGACGCAGTTGAGACCTGGATCTTCACGTCCTTACATGGTGAATCACGATTGATTCCATACACAAGCGGAAATGTGGTTCATCCGTTCCTCATCACACCGAAAGCCGAGTTTGTTTCTTGGTGTGAGAGGAAGAATCTGAGATGGATCGAGGACGGTTCGAACTGTGATCTGCGGTTCATGCGCAACCTGATCAGGCGTCGAATCGTACCTGAAGCATTGCGAGTCAATCCAGGATTGCACAAAGTAATTAAGAAGAAATATTTGGATGGGTTGAATATTCTTTTAGATAAGAAGTATATTGATAAAAACTTATTATGAATTTGCAATTAAATCCATCTCAAATACTTTCATTGTATGAATTATTGGTGTCGTCTCTAACATCGAATATGGATCTTGAGACTTCAACAAGGCTAAAAGAGATCAAACAAAAGTTTGATGCATTAATCATGCAGTCTCTTGATGAGAAACATTCAAGCGAAAATAAAGCTAAATTTTCAGCTTGGTCATCAAGAGAGAATGAAAAAATCGTATCATTAAAAAATGATCTTCAAAATCTAAAAATCTTTGAGATTAATAAGCCATCATCACCCATAATTGAAGTTCAACATTATGCCCAAAAAGAGATCTAATGTTGCCTGGTGATCTTGTTTATTACGATAAGTGTGGTGGACCTTTTCAAATGACTTTTCCTTTTGGGGAACCAAACATAAGAGGAATTGGTATTGTCGTCTCAGAAGTAGCGACGTACGAGTACCAAGGTGAAGACATCCACTGGGTCTGGATCTTGGATGAAAATGGAAATAAATTAGACTTTGCCTTGGATTATTTAGAACCTGTGATTATTTAAAATTGTGAATATCAAAGGCATCATCACTTTTATTTTGATTGCAACACCATGGACGTTTGTTATACCTGGTATTATGTATGCATATAGGCGTTTAAAAAATAAACAAAAATAAAGCAAAATTTATAAATTAATTCAATTTATTCAAAAAAAGTTTCAATCAAAAGAGGACAAAAAGAAACTTTCTCAAGCTAAAAAGAACCGAAGAAAAGAAAAAATAAAAAAACTAAGGAAGGATATTTTGTTCTTCCTCGAGAATTACCAGTTATAAACTATTGAATTATTTAATAAATCTCAAGAATCCCTCCACAAATTATTTGCGGCAAAAACTAGAACCTCCTCTGCTGATTCTGGAGAATATGAGTAATTTTTTATCATTGTCTCGACCATATCGCTATACTTCTTTTGTTGATCTTCGTCACGAGTCTTTGACTTGGTTACGATTCGTGCCATTGACCTGACAGAAGAGATTAAGTAAGATTCAATTGCGTTCTTGAGAGGCTCATAGGTTTTGAAAGAAACTTTCTCGCCTCGACGCATCTTCGCGAACATGTATGCTGTGACATCTGAGCGAAAACCGTCCTTCGCAGAACCAGTGACACCGATTTGCTCTTCGATGGATTCCATAAACTTTTCGTCAGGTTTTCGTTCTTCTTTTGTAACTTTATCTTTTAATTTTGCTCTAGTTGTATGAGCTTCTGCATTATCAAGATAAGAATCAAATAATGATTGAGCCTGCTCTTCATATGCAGCAATGAAAGCCTTTGCGATCTCAACTTCCAAAATTTTTAGATACTCTTCTCTAATCGTCTTTTGAAGAAGTTCCAAACATTTTGTCTTGAGTTGCTCATCTATCAATTGTTCTTTGACCATTTTTGTTAATGAATCTAAAACAGAGATAGGCGTAATCATGTTCTTATCTGAAGCCGTCAATGCGTTGTCGAGTGCCTTCGTGATGAAGCGTGTAGAAATACCGTCCATGCCTTCATTCTTTGCCTCTTCTCGAAGGTCCTTGATATCAACCTTACGAACACGACCCTTTTCAAGGACTTCTTCACCATTGTAAATCTTCATTTTTGTCAATGCGTCGCACTTTGCAGAATCCTTCAAGCGACTCATGACCGAGAACATTGCAGCTACTCTGAGGGTGTGTGGAGCGATATGCGACTTGAATTCTGACTTGCCTAGCATCTTTTCGTAGATCTTCATCTCTTGATTTAGCTCGAGGCAGTAAGGAACAGAGATCTTCACGATGCGGTCCATGATGGCTTCATTCGTGTGTTCTGACTGGAATCTATTCCACTCAGCTTCGTTACAGTGAGCGAGAATGACGCCGTCAAAGTGAAGCATATCTGACTTGCCAGGTGAGGGAACCCTCTTCTCTTGAGTGGCCGTGATGATTGTGTGAAGGAATTCAATTTCATTCTTAAAAACCTCGACGAGCTCTACGATACCACGGTTGCCCACGTTGAATGCGCCATTTAGTGATAGCGCGCGCGGATCATCCTCTGCATACTTATCTAACTTCGAGATATCGACCGAGCCGACAAGGACCGAGATGTCTTGGGAGTTTGCATCCATTGGAGGAACAGAAGCGACACCGCGGCGCCCTCTCTGAGAGAAGGTCACTTCTTCGACTTCAAAATCCTCGTACTTTCCTGCATAATCATTAAGAAGCATGTACCTAACAACTGGTGAAATATCACCATCAATCTTTACGCCTAGAGATGATTCTACAGAAGAACGAAGAGATCGAGGAATCAATTGAAGAGGTTCTCCGCGGTGAGGGTCGCCTTTCAAGGTGAAGTACTTCTTTCCTTCAAGGACCTTCTTGATGTGCTCAGTTAGGGCCGACTTGCCGGCGCCGACGGGACCCATGAGCAGGAGGACCTGACGAGATTCCTCACCTTTGTGAGCGGCAGAAGATAGAAAGCTCATCACCTTCTCGATGACTGTCTCCATTCCAAAAAACTCCCCCTCGAAGTACTTGTGGATCTTGATCTGCTCACCATCAAAGATCTTAAACTTTCGTGAATCAGAATCCGGCATCACATAGGAGCCGTGTTCTTCGATAGCGTCATGGAGACGTTTATGGGCGGATTTGACGATAGTGGGGTCTTTTTCAACAATTTCAACGTAATCTATTAAGTTTCCAGAAAACTTTTTGACTTTGTTTGATTCTTCACGCTGCATTTTAATCTGCTGGAGAAGTTGTTTTTTTATGCTGCTCATAATCTATATGTATTCTTTCTTGTTGTTATAGTTAATCTATTTCCCAAGGTTCGTCTTCAAGAATCGTATAGAACCTAACTTGTTCGCCCCAAAGATATTTTATATATTCTACGACTTCATTGGCATGTTTGATTTCTAAGTCTCTACCATCATGTTCATGTCTTACAATCAACATGCCGTCTCTTTTCATTTCATCAACATATACGACAGGTATTGAGCCGCCCGACACATTTTTGATGAGATCCTCTTTGACTTCTTTCCACCCTTTTTCGTCTGAAACATCATCAACTGTGACGCTTGACTTCTTCTTCTCAGAATAGCTAAAAAGATTTAGTTCAACGCAGTCTTCTTCAGTAAGATATTGACGCAAGAATGACGCATCGTAGCAGACTTCACGTGCCAAGAAACACTCGTCGATTCCATGACGTTCTTTTATTTTTTGAAATAGATAAAATCCAAGATGATATGGATTAATAGAACCGATGTGCGGTCTAACCACTGCGTTATGCATCTTGACAATAGGAAGGTGAAGCTCACCTGGGAGGTCTAATTCATGGCACAATTCATAATGAGTCATACTAGCCCAGCCCTCATTCATGATCTTGGTTTGAATCTGCGGCCAGAAATATTGTCCCTCTTCACGACAAATGTGGACGATGTCACGTTTCCAGTCAGCAATATCGGCATTTTCCTCTATAAATCCCAATAAGTCATAATCAGGTTCAATAGGATACATGTTGATATTAAAATTCCTATATCTTCCGTCCTTATCGTTATTAATTAACTCGACGTATTCTGCTTTTATTTCTTCGTGCGGTCTACGAACTTGACCATATTTCGTCGTTTGGAACTGAAGAGCCTGACATGCGTCCAGCGTTCTTTCAACGAGATCAATACCGACGTGTGGATCTTCAACATATTTTTGTATCCTTTTCTTAGCTGCTCGTAACCGTTGAATGACAGATTCAGGCCTAGTGCTCTTAAACATTCTATTGTTTTTGAAGAAGTCTGAGTGACCGACACAATGAGCCATAATGAGAATCTGGAGGTATAACGGATTTTCTCTCATCAGGTAAGCTAGCGATGGATTTGAATTGATGATTAGCTCGTAGGGTAAACCTTCCATACCGACGTTGTAACGGTTCATCGTCTGTTCGAATGACTTTCCGAATGACCAGTGAGAATACATCGATGGCATGCCGTGATGGACCATGGCACCAATCATCTCGTGATAATCAACAACTTCGTAGTCTAGTTCATACCAGTCAAGGCTATGTTTCTTCGCCAATGTGACAATCTTTTCATCCCACTCCTTTAAATTTTCTAATTTATAACTCATATTATTCCTCCGTTGACGTTGTTCCACCTATAAGATTCGTAAACGCAGGCCAAACATCATCTCGTTTATTGATTCTAACTTCTTTTAGCTTATTTCCTTGAAACGGTTTTAAAAGTTGAAATAACTTTCCAGGATCTGACAACCAGCTGACGTCAGGTTCAATTTCGCAATATCCGTATAACTGAGATATGGACATAATCTTTCTTGCTTCCTCAAGAAATTTTTCATTGTCTTCTTGGAAATTATCACCATCGGAACATTGGAATAGATAAATGTTCCATGATGATGGATGATATCTTTTTTCTATGATATCATTTGCCATCACTAATGCAGAAGACGCTTTCGTGCCTCCAGTAGAAGCCTTTTCAAAAAAGTCTTTTTCATCAACTTCATGAGCTTGAGTATCATGAGAAATAAATACGATGTCGATTGTTTCGTACTTTAAACGTAAAAACTGATAAAGCAAAAAGAAAAAAGATCTAGCAAGAAACTTTTTTTCTTGACTCATTGAACCGCTGACATCCATGACAAAGAAAATAACTGCGTTCGTGCAAGGCTTTTTCTTCATCTTATAATGTCGATAGACAAGATCGTCTTCATGAAATGAAAAAGTTTCACCTTCTTCGGCTTTGTCAGGATCAAACCTAGAAGCTTTCATTCGTTTGATTCTAGAAATTGCAGACTTCTTCCTGTCCAAACGTGGCATTATGCCTTGATGTCTATATCCTTTTCTTTTTAACTTTTCAGTATCTATATTGCTTAGTTGTCTGCGCTGTAATTCTGGTAGCTTTAATTCAGAGAAGAGGTATTCTGCTAATTCTTCGTGCGTAATTTCCACATCATAATACTCTTCGCCTTTATCTCCGCCGGCATTATTAGGTTGTCCGCCTTGTCCCTGAGACGGCGGCTCACCAATTTTTTGGCCGCGCTTAACATCTCTTCCTGGTGCGGAGCCGACTTGTTTTCCGTTACTACCGTAAACGAATCGATATTCTTTTATTCCTCTAACAGGTATTCTGTATTTTTGTTTTCCGTCTTTCCCGATAATACTTTCATCGGCTACAATGTGATGAATACCTTCTTTTATTGCTTTTTCGATTTTTTGTTTATGGCGACGTCGGTCAGATGCAGTTCTATCTGCTACCGTTTTATGTTCTCGAAAAACGCTCATATTTGATTATACTTTTCTTATAGTTCTTAATAAAACATATGTTTTTTTAAAATTATTAAAATTAAATATTCAATTTTAAAAGAAAAAAATTATAAAAACGATTTAAGATTTATACGTCAGAAAGATGACCATTAAAGTTAATGTCGACAAAAATAAAATTATCAAAAGTCTAAATCTACAGGAGAATGATTTCCGCTTCCTGAAGGTCTAGCTTTTGGAATTTTTGTTTTAACTTTTATACCTAAAGTACCAGTAAACAAAGCTATTGCAATTGCTGCTACTACAGCATGTACTAGTAATATTTCCATAGGTTAGTAACTTACTTACTTCGCTTACCGATGTTTAATGTCTTGGGGTAACCTTTTTGTCCTGGCTTTAAACGAGGTTTATTTTTTTTTCGCCGTAATCGAATGTAGTGCCATAAGCCTTTTTTCTTTGTTTCATCCAAGGGTTCATCGTCAATATCTAACATCATGCCATCTTCATCATAATGAAGATCATTATGAGATTTTGATTCTATATACCCGAAAACTTCAGACATGTCGTTATAAGAACGCCCTAGCAAATACTGTACCCACGCAGGAAATTCATCATTCTCACCGACTATATCAAGAAGCATATTTGCCATTTCTACAATCCTATGAAGCTGCGAAACTACCATTTCTCCTTCATGATCAGGATGACCATTATTCCAGTCATACCCTTCTTGATTATCAATATCTTCTTGCATATCTTTACCTGTTTGGATATATATTACAAAATCTTATGAAGATAACCGTTGCGCAATTAAAACAATTAATTAGAGAGGTAACTAAATCTCACATAGAGGATGAATCAACTCTACCACCTGGCAGTTGGAACTTAACTAGCGAACCTATGTCCCCTGAAGAAGCTTCGCATCTCGACGACGGAATATGGGCCGGTGGATACGTCGATGAAAACGAAGAGGATTTAGAGGAAAAAGAGGTTGCAGTTTCGCATGATATGATGCAAGAAATTGTATCAGAAGGAATCATGTTGGCGCAGCTCGGGGTTTTAGAACAATTTGAGTTAGACATAGAAGAGATTAAAGAATCCGTTCTAGAAGAAGCCAAATATAAAGGTCACGAAGTTAAGCTTGGCAAACCAATGCGTGGAGATAGAAAAAAGTACAAAGTATACGTTAAGGATCCGAAAACAGGAAACGTAAAGAAAGTAGAGTTCGGTGATCCTAACATGGAAATTCGTCGTGATAATCCCAAAGCAAGAAAGTCTTTTAGGGCTCGTCATGGATGCGGCACGCCAAGGGCTTCCAACAGGACGAAAGCGGCCTACTGGGCATGCCGCCTATGGTCTAGAAAGCCAGTTTCCAAGATTTTAAAAGGAAAATGATCTTCCGGTGGTCTTGTCCAATGTGGACAATACTTATAATTCATGAAGAATCGTAAGAAGCACCATTTTGTCTACAAGATCACAAACCTGATCAATCAAAAGTACTACATCGGGGTTCATTCTACCGATAACCTTGACGACGGGTACATGGGTAGTGGAACTGCGATAAAAAATGCCATCGAAAAGTACGGCATAGAAAACTTCAAACGAGAAATCATAGAGGTTGTAGGTTCTGCAGAGGAAAAGTGGTTGGCGGAAATAAAACACGTGACACTAGAGGTTGTTCGTGATGAAAACTCTTACAACATGGCTCCTGGAGGAAAGAACTGGATTGCTGCCATGAAGAGAGAAAATGACCCAAAGTTTTTAGAACATCAATCTAATGCAGGAAAATTGGGTGCCAAAGCTTATTTGGGTTCTCTTACCGAAGAAGAAAAAAGAAATTGGCACAGCAAAGGTGGTAAAAAAGCCGTACAGAAA